AAAAGGAATTAATAAATATTTATAAAATAATATCAAATCAAAAACAATTAAAACAAAAACAGACGTGTATAAGTTTAAGAAAACTATTAAATGATTATTATAAACAATTGATAAAAATAGAACCTAATAAAAGTTTTTTATTTCATAAAGATGATGATTTACTAACTTCGCAATTAGATGTATTTGAACTTTTTGAATTACTATTAATTATTTTAAAGGTATCAGATACAAGTTTAAAAATAAAAGAAGGCGATAATATAATTTATTCTAATTTCAAAAGTTTAATACCAGTAGATTTTATTTATAATAAAAAAATACTAAAAATAGAAGATGTATATCCAAAATATACATTAAAATATAAATTAGATAATAAAAATGAATATAAGGATGCAACTGGAAAAAAACATTTATTTTATAATAAAAATCAAGAGATATTAAAAGGAAATAAAATATTTATATCTGTTTATAGAAATCAAGGCAGTGAAAATAAAAATGATATAAAAATAATACCTTGCGGTAAATTAAAATTAAAGGAAAATAAGTTTGATTTATATTTAACATCAATGATAATTCATTATGGTTCTAATGTAAATAGTGGTCATTATACGTGTTTATATAAATGTAATAATAAATGGTATGAATATAATGATATGGAATCATCAGGAATAAAAAAAATAGGTAGTTTAACTGATATAACTAAAAATAAAGATTATACAAAAAATATAGTTGGATTAATTTATTCAAAACTAGATAATATATAAGGTTTTTTATTAATTATTTTAGTTTCATCTTTGATAGATGAATAAATAAAATTAGATTGAACTAATACATTTATAAGTTTATTAATTAATTTTGTAATATTAGTTTTAGTATAACTGTATAATACGAAATAGCTAAAATGATAAGAAATTATTTTATCAATAAAATCTAATATAGTTATATCAAGTTTTTTATTTAAAGTTTTTTTATCAATTTTAATGTTAGTATTTTTAAACTCTTTATTAAACTTATAGAAATCAATATCAATAACAGCTTTTAATGAATTATCAAAAAGAGTAGTTGATGAAAAATCATTAATAATCCATAAATATCCAAGATTTTCTATATAATAATCTTGACCAAAAATCTTATAATGCAAATAGCCACCAGATTTAATTTTATGAAATAAGAAATTATTCCAAGCTGTATTTTTATGATATGATTTAGTTATAAAATAAAAATAGAATAAGGACATATATATTTGAGCAATTGCATTTTTAATTAATATTGTATTGTTATAATTATCAGCAATGAAATCATTGAAATTACCATTAGCAAGTTCTATTAAAAATAAAATAAACTTTTGATTTTGATTATATTTAATTATATTAGGATAATCATTAATTTTTATTGTATTTTTTTTATAACTACATTTAAATGATGTATAAAATAACGGAAAATGCGGACAAGTATCATTAATAATAGCATCAGTCATTTTATTATAAATAGTTAATTCGTGAGATGATATTACATTATGTATTGCTATTTTAACAGCAAATCTATATAATTGCAATTCTTTATTACTATTACTATTATTAAATCTAGCTATAAAAACAGGATTATCATCATTTTTAATTCTATGTAAAGTAATATTAGTATTATTAATTGAAAATATTTTTTTATTATTAGATTTGCTGAGTAAATTAATGCAATAATTACTCATTTCAGAATGTTTTAAATATTTCATAAGTTTAAAATAATATAATTTTCTATTATAAATATTAGCAGAAACACGATTAACGAAAGGATAAATAATATGTTTTATTTTTTTTTGAAGTTGATTTAATTTACTTATTTTTATTTCTTCCGTAATAATTGGCGATTTACTTGAACTAGTTTTATTACTTCTAACAGTTATATGAGTTTTATCAGATTTATCAGATTTATCACTTTTATTACTTCTAACAGTTATATGAGTTTTATCAGTTTTATCAGTTTTATCAGTTTTATCAGTTTTATCAGTTTTAACAGTTGTATGAGTATTATCAGATTTATCAGTTTTATCAGTTTTATCAGTTTTATTACTTCTAACAGTTGTATGAGTTTTATCAGATTTATTACTATTAGCAATCTTATTAATTTTATTTTTTTTAATTTTTACAATTTTAGTAAGTTTTTTGTATTTAATATTATCTAGTTCTTGTAATAATTTTTTACCTACAGAGCTTGTTTTTAAAACACATCGATTTGTTCGAATATTTAATATTTTATCATCGGGACATTTTTTATTTTCAATTATTTTAATAATCTTTTTAGCAAGTCTATTGTCTTTATTGATGCATTTTTTAGTTATAGGATTTCGCATTTGATTTACGTTGCATTTTTTATATTTACGACCATTAATAATTTCATAATTATTATCTGTAATCATAATTATTTATATTACTAATAAAATAATATAAATAATATTTATAAATAAGGGAAATGATTAATAAAAAAATTATATTGGTTAATAAAACATTTGATTTTATATCTAAATATAATAAAATAAAAGATAAACTAAATAATTGTTATGATAAAAATGATATACTAAAAGATTATAATGATTTATATTATAAACTTATACTTAAAAATAATAAAAATTATGATGAAATTGATAATAACAATCTTTTTAGAATAATTGCAAAAAAATGCAAGAAATTATATATAAAAAAACATAAAATACTTTTAGAAATTATTATGAATATGATAAAATTAAATAAGAAAATATTTAAAAATATAAATATCATAACATTAAAGAAATTATTAGATAAAAATACTAAAAAAACAATTATAGTAATAAAAGAGATATTTAAGGAGTATGTTAAAATAATGTATAAAATTAAAAATACATCATTATTAACGGACAAATATGATATATATTTAGAGTTTGCAAAAATTAAAACAAAGAAATATCATAAAATTAAATATGCAAAAGAAAAATCAGATTGTATTTATAATAAATGCTATGATGATAAAGATGATAATCAAAATAATGAAATTAAAAAACAATTTGGAATCTTATTTATGGATATAATAAAAGAGAAAAATAAAAAAATACAAATAAGAAAAATAATAAAGTTTGTTAAAACATCAAACTTTCGCAATTATTTAGAATGCGTTTATTCAAATTGTTATAATGTATTTATTTCATATTTATTATTTGAATTAGATTATATAATGTCATTGCAACAATTGAAAAATATAAATAATTATAATAAAAATTATAAAAATAAATATGATAAGATTTTACAAACGATTGGTAATAATGAACTTACATTTAATAATTTTGTATTAGTAATTGGAAAAATATATATATTATTGGTCAAAAGTAATTATTATGGATAATTATTATTTTTATTTTTATTTATAAATAATAGAATGAAGAAAGTGATAATATTACCACCATATAATGAATGGTCAAAAGAGTTTAAAAAAATATTTTTTAGCAGATTAGGTAATTTCAATAGTATTAAAAATGAGGAAGATATGTTTTTTGCAAAAGAAATACGATTGATTTATCGTAATAAAATGTTTATGATTGAAGTTGATTGGCATACTGATATAATAGAGTTATTGAAATCTGATATACCACCGCATTTATTAAGACAATTAAGACAATTAAGAAAAATTAAAAAATAAATTATTTTTATAATGAGATATTTATTTTTATTATGTTTAATAATTAAAACTTACAATTCTTTTGTGTATATGAATACATATAATTATAAAGAATTGATAATTAAAGCAAAATTGTGTAAAATAAGTTATAGCAAAAATCCTATTTTTAATATTACAAGAAATCAATTATTGAAAAAATACGATAATTATATTTTTATAAATGAAACTAAATCAAAATCATTATGTTATATTTTTTATAATAAAAATCAGATAGATATTTGTTTCAAGGGAACTACGAGTATAAATGATATATGTACGAATATCAATATATATCCGGTGAAATATTTTAATGATGATATTAGAATACATAAGGGTTTTTTAACTAAATATTTATTACTTAAACCGATAATTATTTCAAATATAGATAAAATTATAGATAACGATAATAATAATATAAATGAGATTTGTTTTAATGGACATTCATTAGGAGGAGCAATAGCAAATATTGCATCTCTTGATATGTGTCAAATATACAAGGATAAAATAATTAAATGTATTACTTTTGGCAGTCCAAGAGTAGGAAATAATTATTTTACAGATGAATATAATAAAAACATTAACGAATCATTTCGAATATTAAATAAAAATGATTTAATACAATATTTACCTTTAAAGATAATTTATAACGATATACATAATCCTATAATATTAGAAGAATATAGAAAGATAACTATTTATGATTTTTTTTTGAATATTTATGGATTTTATAAATATCATCATCATATTAAGACATATATAAAAAATCTTAAATCTATTTCTACATAACAAAAATATTTATTATTTATTATTTATAAATAGATAATAGATATATAAATATAATGTCAAAACAATGTCCTCCAGATAAAATATTAAATCCTAAAACTAAAAGATGCGTTTTGCGAACAGGAAAAATAGGCAAAGAATTGCAAGATAAGGAAGAAAAAAAACAAAAATCCGCATCTCCTATTAAGAAGGTTAAAGAAGTTAAGGAAGAAAGAAAAGAAAGGAAAGAAAGAAAACCAAAAGAGAAAAAACAAGAAAGAAAAATAAAATCAAAAGATTTAATTAAGAAGGTTAAGGAAAATAAGGAAGATAAGAATGAAAAGAAATCTGAAGTTAAAGATGAAATAAAACCAAAAGTACAATTTAAATTATCATCAAGTTTAAAAAGCTATGATTATATTACATCATTAAATAAAATACAAAGATTTGAAAACTTTAATATTATAAGAAATTATTTAAATAAACTTATAAAAATAAATAATAGGGAATGCATAATACCTTATAGTAATGAAGTTAATAAATATCTATTAACAGATAATATACTATTATATAAACAAATAGGAAGTAAAAGTGTTTATGGTGTTGTATATAAATCTAAAAATATAAATCCAAATTATACAAATATACCATTTTTTACAGCAAAAATACAATTAAATACAGAAGATGTTAAAAAAGAAACTGCTTTATTAAATTATTTAACCGAATATGCTATTAATAATAATATTCCTAATGTACCACTTGTATATAAATCGCTAATATGTGAAAATATAATAAGAGATGCTAAATATCCATTGCTTTTGGCAAATGCAAAAAAACAAACTAAGAAGTATTCTATATTATTAAATGAAATTGCATCAGGAGATTTAAATTATTTTAGTTCATATGATAATACTAAAATAAAAATAACAGAAGAAATATGGAAAAATGTATATGAACAAACATTCATATCTTTAGCTATTCTTCATAGTTTAGGTATTCGTCATAATGATACCCATAATGGTAATTTTTTATATCATAAAATTAAACCAGGTGGTTGTTTTCATTATTGTATAAATGGAACTGATTTTTATATTAAAAATGTTGGCATATTATGGACATCGTGGGATTATGGATTAGCAACAAAAATATATAATTTTGGACAATATATTTTTGATTATATGCGATTAGCAACAATGTTGCGACAATATGATGAAACAAAATATACAGATGAATATAAAAATAACAGTTATTATAAAGAGTTTAATGCTTGGGGTTATTCTGATATATCATCATTACCAGATTCAATAATAACCCTTGAAAATATAATATTTAATCATTTAGGAGGATTTTCTAAAAAAGATTATTCTTATAATATAATAGAAAAAGGATTTACAGAAGATAAATGGCTAAAATATTTATTAGATAATAATATACTATTTTCAAAAGTTCCAATAGGAACAGTATTAACATCATCAACCATCAATTTTATTAAATATACAGGTTCATTTTTATATGATACAAATAAAGATTTTGTAGAAATTAATAAACTTATTTTTAATAGACTAGTTGGCAAATAAATAAATATTTATTTTTATTAGAATAATGTCATATTCAAGTAGATATTCTAGTAGTGAATCAAATGAGTTTAATGAAATAGAAGATATTATAAAAGATAAAATTGATTTAAATGAGAAAGTACTGAAATCAAAAGGTTTAATATCTTTTGATTTTGATTATAAATATATTACTTATGATATACAAGATTTATTTGCTAAATATTTTATTGAAGACCATTTTACTATTAAATATTCAAATAGAGATAAACAAGAATTGCATATTTTTAATAATAATAAGGAGTTTAATTATGTATATGTAATGAAAATTGAAAGAAAAAAATTAAATGTAAGTATATTTAATGTAAAAAAATATGAAACAATATATAAAAGTTTGATAAAAATCGAAAAAGAAAAATTAAATAATGATTTTATAGAAATAATTAATAAATTAAAATTAAGTCAAGGCAAAAATATTCTTTTTGTTTCTACATCATTTTTAATTTCTTTAAAGAACATAAGAGATTATTTAAAATCTAAGAATTATAAGATTATAGATTTTAATGAAGATGAAAAAATTATTGTAAGTACTATAAATAAACAAGATAATGATACATATGAATATAAATATAGAATAGAAAATGTGAATTATAATGAAAAAAATTATAATACCGAGTATTCAATAAGACAAATAGGAAAAAAATACATAGATGATAAAAAAGAACGAACACGCAATTTTTCATTATTTTATTCAACTTTTAATGAAAAAGTAGCAACTTTTAAGGAATCAAGTGAAAATGAAATCGAAATAATAATTAATAGCAATTATGGAATTATCGATAATTTACTAGAATATTATAAAGATTTCAAGAAAAACAGTAATGCTATTACTATTACCGACAAAAAAGATAATTTAAAATATATAATTACTGAAAATATAAAATTAAATGACGAAATTGAATATAACATAAAAATAATTAAATTAAATATACCAATACCCAAAACTAGAAAGAGACAACCAAAACAAAAAAAAGAAGAACAAAAGCCAATAATCTTAGAACCAATACCTAAAACTAGAAAGAGACAACCAAAACAAAAAAAAGAAGAACAAAAGCCAATAATCTTAGAACCATTAGTAGTTAAATCAATTGAAAAAAAATTAAAAAAATATTAAAAATATTAAAAATAAAAAACTTAAATAATTGAAGCAATGAAATTATAGAAGTCAATCCAATTATTAAGTTTAATGAACTTTGTTTTGTATATAATATGATTTGAATAAGATTCGTCGTCAAAATTATCTAAATTAATATTATTAAAATCATAAATATTTAAGGACTCTATTACACTATTGATGTTATTTTTATTAAAATCAAGTTTTGTATATGAAGAAAGTAATTCATTGCTAATTAATCTATTATTGAATGATGTTAGTTCGACAACAGAATTATAATATTCGCCTTTCATCATCAATAAATAGTAATTGTTGGTATAATGATTTTGATATAGCATTCTTTCAACACTCATTTTTCTTGTTGATTAGATTTTTATTTTTTTGTTTAAATTAAAATCATTTTTTTAATTATATTGTTTATAATTACATCATTTTATATAAAGATTAGTTATTGTATTTATAATTAAATATGACTGATTTGGAATTAGAATTGGAATTGGAATTAAATTATAAAAAAATTAAAAACTATTTGAATAGACGTTCGGGTAATAGTGATAATAAAATTAGAAATAAATTATTATGTTTGTTTTATTCAAATATAAATAAAATACCAATTGCGAGAGAAATAACAGAAGAAGAATATAATGATTCGATAAACAATTTTCCCGATTATTTTAAGTCGGTAAATAAAAAGAAGATTATTGATATTTATAATAGTGAAGTTTCGAGAAAAAAGCCATTAAATATCAATTATAATTTTACATATAATTATGATATAAAGGATGGCAATTATTTAATTATTTCACCTTATACATTTAGACCAATTTATATAAATCAATGGAAGGAAGATGCAGAGAATGTTAATGGTATTTCTATTAAATATCAATTATCATTTTATGCAGATTATTTAAGATTTTATTTAAAATATAAGAAGTTTCCTGCATTTGAAGAATATTTATTATTTGTATTTAATAAATATAAAAAACCAGTTCATAAAGATATCATTAATGCATATAATAACATTAAAAAATCTTATGAACCAATAAAAATATATATTAAAAATAACAATATTGATTATAATGATATTAAAAAAATAATAATTAAATCTGCTTCGATTGTAAATAGGATTGAAATGCAAAATAAAAATAATAACTCAATAGAACAATGATAATTAAAATAAAACCAGAAATAAAAATAATAATAGCTCTATTTCTATTTCTGGTTTTATTATAATAATTAATATTTATATTAGCAAACTTATAATAATCATTTAAAGTTCTTTTTGTTCCTAAACGATAATTATTATAATAATTATGATTATTTTTATTGCTATTATGATTATCATAATTAAAAAGATAATAGCGAACTTTATCAAGAGCTTTTCTGTCATCAAAATTAATTTTAGATTCTTGCCAATATTTAGGTTTATTGTTGCGTAAATATTCGTGAAAACAGATATTAATTTTTGGAACAAAAACATCCCAACCATTAGTATAAAACTTTATGGATTGTAATATTTCTTCACCTGTAAATAAATAATCAAGCGTTGGATCATAAGGTAATTCATTTAAAAAATAAGATTCGCAAAAAAACATTCCACCCGTAACGTAAGGAGTTTTAATATAAATATCATTTGTATTTGTATCATTTGCATTTGTATAAACTGCTTGTTTTAAAGCAAATATTTGTTTTTTTTCATCAAAAATTACACCATTAATAACAGGAACATTATTATTTTTATTTTTGCCAATTCTTGAAAAGTCTTCAGGATAATAACTTATAACAGGTTTTTTAGATAATCCTAAATCTTTAATTTCAGCAATCATATTAATACAAATCTCATCCCAATTTTTAATAAAAACTGTATGACTATCAATTTGTAAATAATACTTCTCATTATTTTTATTTAATAACGAAGAACATAAATAACGTGCATAATTTGGTCCTTTTGCATCATAATAAGGAATACGAATAATTCTAATATTATTTCTAAGTTTATCATCAATAACAATGTTATCATTATTTAAACAATCCATATCAATTTTATCATCATTCTGCTGACAAATACCAACATAAACACTAAACGGATTTTTAGCATTCCCATAAATACTATTAATAGTATTTATACAATTATCATCCCTATAACTCGCAATCGACACAAAAATATTATTCATTATCATTTAATCTAATGTTAATAATGCATTTATTTTATCAAAAAAATCTTTTATTATTAATTTTGTATTATCTCTATAATCTTTTACTGGTTGAACATCGTTATTGCTATCAATAAATCCCACAATCTTTGATTTTATATTATTTAAATCAATAAAAAAATCAATAATTTTAGTAATTGTCGATTTTTGTATATCAGATAATATTTCATTTTTATTTATTTGTTCTTTATAAACTGTTAAATCATCATTTGAAATACTTGTTAGTGTAATACCACGTATATTTTTAATTGTTTTTAATATTTCAACAATATTTTTAATATTTTCTTGTATATTATCAAATAAATTATCAGTTCCATTATTTTTATAAGCTAATACTATAAAATATAATCCAATTTTAAAAACGCCTATATTTATAATTCTTGATGGATCTGCGAGTTTATTATATGTGATTTTAGTCTTATCATCGAAAGCAATTAATCTAGTATAATCATAAGAATTAAATGACTTAATATTGTTTATAATATTTCTATTATTAGGCTTATAAACATAATAATATTTTACAATATTTTCTCTATAATTTATACTAACTTTGTCGATATTGATTTTTGTATTACTTAAAATCTTTTCAATATTAGTGTCAAAATTATCTCCTGCTATTTTAATTGCATTATTTTCTTTTTTTTCAGCTTCTTTTCTTTCTCGTTCTTCAGCTTCTTTCTCAGCTTTTTCTCGAGCTTCTTTCTTAGCTTTTTCTTTATTAATAATAGAAGATATTATAACTTTTTGATCTATATATTTTTTGTATATATCAATAATTTGTTTAATTTTTTTAAAATTTAATATAACTATGTTACTTTTAAACTCATTAATAATATCTCTGTCAGTTTTATCTAAATCTTCAAGACCAATATTTATTTCTCTAATTTTTTCATCAATATCAAAATTTACATAATCTGCTGTTATTATTTCTATTATTTTATTTTTTAATTCATCAATAATTTTTTCAATATCATCAATTTCTTTAATATTATCAATTTGTAGTTTTTCCAATTGTTTTTTAAAATTATCATCATCACTATTTTGAGTTTTTAATATTTCTTTTACAGTTTTAATAAACTCTTCTTTACCAATTTGATTTTTTAATATTTCTTTTACAGTTTTAATAAACTCATCTTTATTATAGTTATCAATATATTTATCTAATAATTTTATAACATTATCTTCTAAAACAAAATTATCTGTTAATAATTTTTTAATTTCATTTAATTCTATTTGAATAGTTTCTATATGTTTTATAATAGATTGTATAATTTCATTTAAATTAGTATTTTGAATATCTATAAATTCAAAATCTTTTTTTAAAGAACTAATAAAATCATTTATTTTTACATTATATTTTTTTTGTTTTAAAAACATATTTTCTATATTAATTTCATCTTGTGTTTTAGTAATAAATCTACGAACAATTTGTGTAAGAGTTGATTTTTCAGTCTTAACAATAATAGCTTGTAATTTATCTAAAAAATCGCCAAATTGTTTTTGAATATTTGTAGATTCATTAATAATATCGTACAAAACTTTATGTGTTTCTACTAAAGTATCAATTGTTAATTTTTTAATCATATTTAATAATTTTTCATTATTTATCTTATTATCTGTATAATATTTAG